ACAAACAGCAATACGCTCTCATTCACGGATCAATTCTTAGCCCAACGTCAACGGCTGAAACAGGGCAAATTCATTTTGAGACTGCAACAGGCGGCGCATCTACCGAGAAGATGATTATCGGCACGACTAACCTAGTCATTAACGATATAGGCGCTGTTTATAACGTGCGGATTGAAGGCGACACAGATGCCAATCTGTTTTTTACCGACGCAACAAACGACCGTGTAGGTATCGGTATCATTACGCCAGCAGAAAAACTAGATGTTGTAGGTAAAATTAAAGTATCTGACAACATAGTCATTGGCACATCAGGCAAAGGCATCGACTTTTCTGCAACGGCTGGCACAGGCACAAGCGAGTTGCTTGCGGACTATGAGGAAGGTACGTTTAGCCCAACATTGACAACAGACGGTACTGACTTTACAAGCGTGACCTACTTTGCCAACTTTAATGGCGGCAAGTACACCAAAGTTGGACGACTTGTAACAGTGCAAATTACGCTTGGTACATCGGCAGTTACGGTGGGCGCGGCATCGGGAAACATTTTGATTGGTAATTTGCCCTTCACGTGCGCGGCTCATACCGCAGGAACACAAGATGGATTTGGAAGTTGCGCTCTATCGCAAGTGCAAAACTTTGTGGTTAACCAACCAGATGCAGGGCGTGTAAATGCTAATTCAACACAAATTGCCTTGTACTATCGATTAACAGCAAACGGAATAGCGACACAGCTTCCAGTTTCTGATACTGCGACAGGATTCCCCGGTAATATTGTTGTTTTGACAGCAAATTACATGACCGCTTAAAAGGAAGTCAAATGTCACTGACAAAAGCAAGTTACTCCATGATAAGTGGAGCAGTCGCCAACGTAAATGATTACGGGGCATCGCCCTCTGCGTCAGGCGCTACAAATCACGCAGCATTTGTTGCTGCATTTGCGTCTGGTCGCAAAACTGTATTTGTACCAGAAGGTACTTATAACCTTACTGGAACAACTATCACAATTCCTGATAACACGGAATTTTTCGGTGCCGGGAAATACTCAACTACGATCAACTTTATGCCAGATGGCGACAAAGATTGTTTTGTAATTGGCTGGTACATAACCATGCGCGACATGCGAATTATTGATCAGTACGCATCCGCTGGCAATTACGGTTTATTGCGCTTACAAAGTTTGACAAACGCTGAAATTCCCACAAACGTGGGCGGAAACAACTGGCGTGACCCTGCAATTGGTGGACTGTCGTACAAAAACAGTTTGCGAGACTTAGTTTTAGAAAGCGGCCATAACTACAACATCTACATGGTCAATGTGGCGTACATTGATCTTAAAAACGTCCGCGCCGTCTTGTCACGCAACACCGCTGGAAACGTCAGCATTTGGGGCAAAGGCGGCTTTAACTTGCCCTCTAGCACCACGGTGTACATGTCCGGCTCCAATGAGTTCACAGCATCCTTGGCTGGCCCCGGACTTACCCTTGAAAACGTCCTTGATTCGTACTTGCAGTTTATTTCCGAAGGAAACAAGGGACGGGGTGTTACAGCAACTGGCGATTTAGTCAATTTGACTTTCAAGCAGTGCTATTTGGAGTCTAACTTTTCACAGGGTGCTGCTACTGGTGATGCCGAAATGGTCATTGCTGCAAATACCACCAACGTAGTGATTGAAGATAGTTGGTTCTTTTGCAACAATTCGTTTCGTGGTTTTGTTGTTCAATCCGGTTACACCTATGCAGGATTAAATATTGCTCGTAGTTGCACTGTTCCTATTACAGGAACAAACATTGGCGGTGTAGTCAATGTTCCCACAACTGTGTCTGGATGGTCGATTGAGTTCAACAATGACTTTTTGACCAACAACACAAACGACTACAACGAATCACTGATACGTGCTCAAGGAAAGATTTGGCCTCGTCAAGTATTCAACACAAGTCCGTATTCGTTTGTTCTCAATAGTTTGTTTAAAACTTGGCCTTCTACCATACCAGATGGATGGACTACGCCTTTTTCGGCAGCATCGGTCATCAAAAACACGAGCAACCTTTACTACAAATCAACCAACTCGATGCAGTTTGATACGTACCCGTCTGCTGTTTCATATCTGAACATTCAGAATAATTTGGAGTGGTCGCAAAAAGGCTATTGCTTGGTTTTAGTTGGTAAAAACGGAAAAACTGTATCAACAGCTACACCGGGATATAACGGAACAGCAAGAACATACGTCTTGATTTCTGTTGGCGCAACTAACTATTTCCTTGACATTCCAGAGACAACTTTTGGTAGTCAATGGACGGCATACCAATTTGACTTGCAAGCCTTGTTTGGTGCTAATTTGCCAGCAAAGGCAAGCATGACTGGGTTTGGCTTATATCTTGTTTGCACGGCTGGAACCATCATTGGTCATGCAGGTGTGTACGCTAACGATGCACCGTATCAAATACCTGAATAACCGTACTGGCGCGGCCCACCAGCCTTAATGCCTGACTGGATAGTCGGGATGGAAACAAGGAAACATCATGTTAGAAAAAATTAAAGTTGTCGATCTGATTGAAGTCATTGAAAACGGCTGCATTCAAGTTCGCACCAAAACCTCCATCAAAGAAGATGGCGTTGAAATCAGCAGCAAGTTCCACCGCCACGTTGTTGTGCCTGGCGCTGACTACAACGGTGAGGATGACCGTGTAAAGGCCATTTGTGCGGCAACGCATACGGCTGCTGTTATCAGCGCTTACCAAGCATCTGCAAAAGGAATCTGAGATGTCTACCAATTCACAAATCGCATTTGCCCCACTTGGCGAGACCGTAGTAGTTGCTGCGGCAGCAAGCGCCCCTACGGGCGTCCAGGCGCTCGTTTACGGCAGACTTGATGCACAGGGTACAGGTCAATACCGAATCATCAACAACAGCGCTTTTACGGTGTTTCTGGGCGTTGGCACGACTGCGGCATTGGCTACAGCAAACGCTGTTGCACCAATTGCAGGTGATCCTAGTCCAGCGATCGTACTTGTGCCGGGTGCTGTGGAGATTTTGCGCTTTGCACGTACATCCTATTTCAGCGGTCTTGCGTCGGCATCGGCCACTGTCTACATCGTGCAGGGCGAGGGTATTTAATCCAATGATCGACCAGCAAACAATCAACATCGCTCTAGGCGCGGCGATGTCCGTGATAGGCTGGTTTGCGCGTGAGCTGTGGACTGCTGTGCAGCAACTCAAAGAAGACCTGGCCCAACTGCCGAAAGTCTATCTCGCCCGGTCGGACTACAAAGACGATATGCGCGAAATCAAAGAGATGCTTGGCAAGATTTTTGATCGGCTGGACAACAAAGCGGACAAGCCATGAACTTTGATATTGCGTTTGAGCGTTTGATTGGCCACGAGGGCTCTTGGGTCAACGACCACCGAGATCCTGGCGGTGAGACTAAGTACGGCATCAGTCGGCGCAGTTACCCTGGCGAGATGATACGCACGATGACGCTGGAACGCGCAAAAGAAATCTACCTGCGAGACTACTATGGGCCAGCCGGGTGCGATGCGGTGCCTGACGCCATAAAATACGACCTGTTCGACATGGCCGTGCATAGCGGCGTCATCACTGCCATTAAAACGCTCCAGCGCACGGTGGGCGTTGACGACGATGGCAAGCTAGGGCCAATCACCTTGCAGGCTGTAGCGTCCATGCCTGCCCTGCGGTTTGTCGCTAGGTTTAATGGGGCTAGGTTGCAGTTTATGTCTGCCCTGCCAACCTGGCCGTCATTTGGCCGGGGGTGGGCCAATCGGATTGCCAAAAACTTGCTGGAGGCGTAGCAGCTTCATGGCGTCCTTCAGGTCGCCCCTAAGCTGTTCTAGAGCCTCCTCCTGTGCCTGTAGGCGCAGGTAAGCCTCAGTCGCAAACTTGTCTAGAGTCTCGCGTTCCCAAGAGGCAAAGTTAGGCATACGTTTCATCCTTGAGTTGCTGGCGCAGTTGCGCCTGTGTTTTGACTTGCGGCACCAAGGCTTCCTGCGTTGTGAACCTGTGCATATTGGCGCACATATACCGCCGGCGCACACCCTTTGGGTTTACCCGAGTCTCCAAAACCTCGGTGTACTTGTTGCAGGTGGGGCATATCATTTATCGTGCTGCCGGATTAAATTGTTTGCCAAGTGTGAAAGATCATTTGCATGGGTTGCAATCGTATTAATGATGCCTTTCATCTCCAGCCTGTTGCGGGCTCTCTCTGCTTTGGTAGCTGCCAGCCACGCAGTCCACGCCGTTGGCTCATGCAAAAAGCCAACTTGACCATTTAGCCATTCGCGGAATTCTTGCTTGTCGGTCATTCGTCATTGTCCGAAAAGTTGGTTTCAAGTGCGTCATCTCTGCGCCTGTCGTTTTCCGACTCTGCGGCGTCCAGGAGGATATCTTCCGCTTCCTCCAATGTAAGCCCATCCTGCTCAGCAAGATGACGAATTCGTTCGCGTATTGTCATGTGTTCTTCTCCTTGAGTTTGGCTTCAAGCCGGTCGATGAACTTGCGGGTGTAGCCCTTGATCGGCGTATTCCCCCAGCCCCTAACGATTTCTTTTATGTCCGCATCCGTCAGCCCTACCCACGGGCGTTGCGTGGCAATTGGGACTGCTGGCTTAAGACGTTCGTACATCCGTTTGCCAAGATCGTAGAACTCGTTGCTCATGTGTTCTTCTCCTTTTTGAGTGCCACGCAATCCCTGCACACGAACTTTGAAAAGCCCGGTTGCAGGTTCAGGTGCCCACCTAACGGAGGCTTGTCCTTCTGGCAAGCCCAGCACAGTTTCCGCTTTCTGTTCATGTTCCTTTGCAGGTTGTTCAGGTCTTTGGTGGCAGTCAAGTTGCTGGCGATTATTCCGAATGCACTCATGGTTTCTTCTCCTCAATCCTTGCTACCCGTTCCATAAAAGTATCCTCCCCCGTGTCGCCAGAGTACAGCCACTCCGCTTCCCGCGCCAACTTTGCGGCGTGGTCAACAATTGCGGCAATCTCCGCAAGTTTCGCTGCTACTTCCGGTTTCCAAGTGCCTATCTCCCAGCCATCTTTTCTTTGCCCTTGTTGAGACAACATGTCCCGCAGTTCTTCGGCAAACTCGTGCATACGTGCGTATGCGTAGTCAAATGATCCTCCACTCATTTCGTGTCTCCTAGTGCTGCGCGTGCAGCCACTTGCCAGTGATTGTTTTCACCACCCAAGTGATTGATGGTTTGGTACTCGGTAATGTCATCAAGCAACCCTTGCAGCGCCTCCCGCAGCCTCACATTCACGCACCCTGCTTTAGTGCATGTCGGGCCGCAAGAGTGAACGTCGTTTACCATCGACTTCCGCTCGGCACGCAAACATTCAATCAAGTCTGCCGCCTCCTGCACATAATTTGCGCCTTCGCTCACGTAGATGCTACGTAGTCTTTCAGTGATGTCTGTCATAGCTTTCCTTGATGTTTGATCCTGCCCACACCCGGCTCAAAATACCGTGGCGACTCTGGGTACGGCGGCTTGCCCTCCATGTGCCATGTCCACCAAAATTGTTTTCGGCGGTGGCGCATCGTCATGCTGATCTCCAAAACACCAAGATCAACACGATGCAGTACACAACGCCCCACACAGTCCAGCCGGTCATTTCGTTTCCCTCAACGCCTTGCGTACCTCCGGTAACGCCTGTGCTGCGCGTCGCTCACACCACGCAAGATCGTCGCCCGGTTCGCGGGTAGCGTCCCCGATGTCTGCAAGTGCCGCCTCGGCTGTTTTCAGTGCCTCCCGCAGCGCAGACGATACAGCGGCGGCGTAGTTGACAGCGGCGTCCATGCGGCACACGGTTACAGTGCCGAGATCAAATAACATCTCGAATGATTGTGGAAGTGGTACTGTCATGTTGTCTCTCCTTCAATTTTCATAGCGCGGATTGCCGCAGCACAGTTTGTCGCTCCGCCGTGCATACCCTCGTAAAGCGTTATTCCGGCGGGGGTCAAAAGCGGCTTACGGCGCTCACTGGCAGCGTCTTCTGCCCCCGCATCGCACACCTGTGCAGCAGCCTCCAGCGCCGCCCTTGCAGCGGCGATCTGCATCACCCGCATGGTTGCTATCTCGGCATCCGTCCAGCGGTACGTGTATGGATTGGGGTGACCCGGCAGCGGTGGCAGCTTCATCATGGTGTCTCTCCTTCAATCTTTATGGCGCGGATGATGGCTGCACACACAGGGTCGATGCGCCCGAGGTATCCATCAGACACCGCCGCAGCCGCAGCCTCCAGCGCAGCCCGAGCCACTTCAATGTCACGGGCGCGGAGTTGGCTGGGCAAGTACGGCCACTGTGCGTTCAAGTGATCTGGCAGTGGGGGTAGTTTGATCATGGTGCTTCCCCCTCAACTGCCGCAGTCAACCGCCTCAGTGCTGCTTGCAGATGCGCTTCGCTCACTGTCGTCGCGACAAACCACAGCCCGGTGTCATACGATTGCTCGTCTGCAATTGCTCTTGCTGCCGATTGCACGGCAGGCACAGGGGCGGCTGCGATCATAGATTCATAGACCTCGGCGTAAATCTCTTCCTCAATATCTAAAACCCCTTGCAAGACGTTTTTGTAAACCGCGTCCCCGTTGTATAGTTTCACTGCGGCAACGCACATCGCCTTGGTTGCCTTCATCGGCACCAGCACCCATCCATCGGGCGCAGCAGGCACAGGGGCGGCAGGGTGGGTGTACAGGGGCGTGGCGGATGAATCAAAGGCAAATGACGTAATGCCATCTTCGTAGACATAGCCGAAATGCTTACCCGGTCTGCGCCACGCCACCGGCTCTGCTTGCGGCTGTGCTGCTTGTCTCTTTGAGTTAAAGCCGGTCATTTGTACTCCTCCCTGCGCTTGTTAAGTCTTTCAATCTTTGCTAAGTTGTACGCCACCACCGACTGCGCGTACTCCACGGCTTCCTCTGCTTGCAGCTTGGACAAGTGCGCCTCCGCCAGGCCCAACGCAACCATTTGCAGCGGTGTAGGCCGCTTGAATAGGTCTAGTAATTTTTTCATGTTGTTGTATCCAATCTTGATCATCTTTTTCTTGCAGTTCAAAGACTGCTTGTCCTATGCGGCTCATGGTGTGTTTCCTTGTTTGAGCAGTTCCATCCTTTCTCTGTTAGTCCGCAAAGTGCAGTAGCGTTGATGGATACGCTCCAGCATGGACACCCGTTTGTGTTTGTTGCGCTCTTCGTTAAGCAAGGCCAGCAACTCTGCCTCGTTGTAGTCAGGCAAATTACTCTGAAACTTTCGCCAAGTAAGCATTAATCTTCCCTTCAAGTTCTGTGATCCTTGCAGTCACCTTGTTATAAGCCCGACTCGCACTGTTGTGCGTCCGGGTACGAATAGCCAGTTCAGCCTGCGCTGCCCTGAGCTTTGCCCTGAGTTGTGTAAGTTTGTTCATGTTCTAAAGTTTATCACCGTTTTATTGTTTGTCACTATTTCTTTTCAGCATCATTGCTGAAGCAGATCCGTCGTCAATCACAATCCAGCCGTTCTCATGGGGTTCAATCAACTTGGCGTCAATCAGTTTGTTGATGTAAGGTGCCTTGCCATCAATCAAATTTCTCCTTGATCCAGCGGCAACTGACTTGGGAAATGCTGCAAGGCCATTGGTAACTGCGTAGTCGCGCATTACGGATTGCGTTATGTATGGCGCACCACCACGGTCTTCAGCACCAGAGCCCCACCATGCCTTTTCAAAATCTGTAAACATCTCGCCATCGCTCTTTTGCTTGGACTCTGGCACCTCGCCCTTAACCACTACCGCGCTGGTAACCTGTTCGCCGTCCTCATCCAGCCAACCAGGTATCGGGACCGACAAAAGATCAACGTAAACCGGCGCGGCCATTTCTGCGTCTTTGCTCTTGCGCTGCACAATCTCAATAGACTTGTCAGCCTTGGCAGGCACCACGCTAATTTCAATGTCTAGTGCGCCACGCCATGCTGAACTGCCTCGCGCCCGGTGCTGGGCTTCCTCTGATACGCCTGTGTGGTGGACTAGGATCACGGTGCAGTCGAACTCCAGCATGAGTGCCGCGCAAGCGTCTAGCATGGTCTTGGCGTCCTGTGCGCTGTTCTCGTCCCCAGCCATGAATCGGTGCAGGGTATCGACAGTGATCACATCCGGTTTGATCTTCAGCGCCCTCACAGCCTCGACCACCTTCAGGTATCCGGCACTGGTGTTGAGGTCTACACCTGACTTGCTCACCCACATATTTAGACTGCTGACGCCGTTATGGTGCTTCCATGCTGCAATACGACTTCGCAAACCATGATGCCCTTCGCCAGCCAGGTACACCATGTTGCCGGGTCTGATCTTGTGGCCGAACCATGTCGGCTTGCTGGCTGCAATGTGCAGCATCCAATCTAGCGTAACAAAGGTCTTACCGCCGCCACTAGGGCCATGCACCATAACCAATGCCTTGTCCTGTATCCAGTGCTTCACAAGCCACGCAATAGGCGCTGGCTGCGCTGAAAACCCGTCTGCATGGATAAGGTAGTCCGTAGGCACAATCGGCTTGAGCAACAACGCCAAGTCATGTCCAGCTTGTACATAGTCGTTAGCGTCACCCGGCACTGGCGGTGTTGTCATTCGAACCCCATACTTGGCGCTGGCCTGCTCTGCGTAGCGTTGCCCCACACCGCTTGCGTCATGGTCGGCAACAATGCAAATGTCAATCGCTGTGTGCGCCGCCTTGAGGATGCCGGTCACCGGCACAAGGTTGCTGGCGCTGTACGCCACCGCGCAAGGCTTGCCAGTTGTCTCGGCTATGGTCGCGGCAGTGGCAAAGCCCTCTGCAATGTAGAGCGTATCGGCGTCATCCATGCTACCCACCGTCCAGTACATACTGCCGGTTTGACCGCCTGGGTGATAGAGTTTGCCGCCTTGGTGGTCTATGTACTGGATGCTGGAGAGTTCGCCGTCCGAGTTGTACAGTGGCACCATCAACCTGCCGTCACCTGTGATTCTTGCGCCGTGCGGCTTGATGCCCTTGCGTTGCAAGTATGGATGTTCTGGGCTTGCTGCGCCGGCCTGCGACCATATAAGGTCAACGGTGTTTGCGGCAACCTCTCGGGTCTTTGCTTGCTCTGCATCGCGCTGCGCCTTAGCCTCTGCCAATCGGCGGGACTGCGCCATTTCTTCTACCTGCGTCAGGCTTCTGCCTATCTGTGCTTTCCAAGTCAACTCGACTCCTGATCGCCAACACCCAAAGCGCCCTGCCGGTACACCATCGGCAAATGCTATGTACCAACCGGGTTTGCTGTGGCCTGCCTCGCCCTTGGTGCCACTCTGAAAGCGGTGCAGCTTGCCGTCAAGGTAAATGATGTCCGGTGGCTTCAAGCCTGCGCCAAGCATGGCGTCTTTGAGTTGTGTTTCTGGGGCGTCTACGTGTTTGGGTGCTGGTGGGAACCACTCGCCACCAAAGATACTTACTAGGTCGGCCATCTTTTTTAATCTTTCGTCAAAAAGTTGTTGACACTGTATCACGCCATCGTGTTAAACTGCAAGCACGCTTCGAACTGAGTCCAGACGGAAGCGCAACCAGAAGGAGAAAGCCACATGGCTATTTCGTTGAAACGCACCAGCGGCTTAAGTGCCAATGGCGTGAAGCTGCTTGTCTACGGGCAAGCAGGATCAGGTAAGACAAGCCTGATAAAGAGCTTGCCGAACCCGGTCGTATTGTCAGCGGAGGGGGGGTTGCTGTCCATTCAGGATGCCGATTTGCCGTATGTAGAGATTGCCAGCATGGAGGACTTACGCGAGGCTTACAGTTGGGTGCTGGAGTCCGAGTACAAGAGCGTGGCGTTGGATAGCATCTCGGAGATTGCCGAGGTTTGCCTGAACCATGAGAAGAAGGTCAACAAAGACCCCCGCGCTGCCTACGGAGCCATGCAGGAGCAGATGGCAGACATCATCCGGGCTTTTCGCGACATCCCCGGACGCCATGTTCTGATGACCGCCAAGTTGGAGAAGACCCAAGACGAAATGGGCCGGGTGCTGTACAGCCCATCCATGCCAGGCAACAAGACCGGGCAGGCTTTGCCGTATTTCTTTGATGAAGTGCTGGCGCTCCGGGTTGAGAAAGACGCAGAGGGCAACACCCAACGCGCTTTGATGTGTGACAGCGACGGGTTGTGGCTGGCTAAGGATCGCTCTGGCAAGCTGGCTGCATGGGAAGCCCCTGACCTTGGCGCAATCATTGAGAAGATTGGCGGTGCGGCATGAAACGCGCAATGGAGTTTTTCTATAGCCCTACACACGCCACAAGCATTTCTGCTTTTGGGGCAAATGAAGATGCCCCGCAAAGCCTGATGCTTAACGCCAGCCCACCGGGCGCAACGATCAGCTTGCATTTGACTGTCTTGCAGTCCGAGGAGTTGCGGGACATGCTCAATAAAGCGCTGGTTTGGATCAAAAACGAAAGCAAAGAGGAGACACTGGCATGAACACCATTTATCAACGCTGGCTCAACGCCAAGAAATTGGAAGCCGCTGCGGTGGCCGAGCGCCGCGAACTTGAAGACGAAATGGTCAAAGAGTTCTTGCTGCCAAAAGACCTCGACGGCACTGTCAACCAAGAGGTTGACGGTTACAAGATCAAGATCGAAGGCCGCATCAACAAGAAGATTGACGCCGACAAACTGCAAGTGCTGGCGTCGGAGGCTGGCTTGTCTGAACACTTGTCGAGCCTGTTCCGCTGGAAGCCAGAAATCAATGCACGGGTGTGGAATGCGGCATCTGACGCCGTGACTGCGCCGCTGCTTGGTGCCATAACGTCCACCCCCGGACGCCCCACTTTCACAATCACTAAGGAGTAAACATCATGGCTTTTCTCGACGAAGAGTACAGCGTTGACACGCTGCCCCAAGGCACCAGCAACTTTGAGCCACTGCCCGAGGGTTGGTACAACGCCGCCATTACCGGCGCGGAGATCAAGCCCACCAAGGCGGGTGACGGCAAGTACATCGCCTGCAAGTACACCATCACCGGCCCATCGCATCAGGGCCGGGTGATCTTTGGCAACTTGAACATCAAGAACGCAAGCACCAAGGCCGAGGAGATTGGCAGGCAACAGCTTGGCGAAATCATGCGGGCGATTGGCTTGGCTAAGGTGTCGGACACCGACCAGTTGATCGGCGGCAACTTAGGCATCAAGTTGATTGTCAAGACTGGCGAGTACGCCGGGAATGAGGTCAAGGGCTACAGGGCGATTGGTGGTGTTGCACCTGCCGCTGTGGCACCGTTTAAGCCTATGGGTGCTGTTGCTGGTGCGCCTGCGGCACCGGCCAAGTCTGCGCCACCTTGGGCGAAGAAATAAGCAAAAAAAAGACCCCGCTGATTAAGGCGGGGTCAATCCAACTTAGGAGCAACACACATGAAAATACCAGAGCCCGAGGTTACCATAAGCGGCTTGATTGACAAAGCCCATGAGGCAAGGCTAGAGAAGCCCCGCGCCCATATGGGTTGCAGCACTCTCGGCCACCAGTGCGAGCGCTCGCTCTGGCTGTCGTTTCGTTGGGCAGTGCAGGAACAGTTCAAGGGCCGCATCTTGCGCCTGTTCCGGCGTGGTCAGAACGAAGAATCCACCATCATTAGCGACCTCCGCGCTATCGGCATGAGCGTGAGCGGCACTCAGCGCCGAGTGGACTTTGGTAGCCATGTGTCGGGTAGCCTAGACGGCATCGGTAAGGGTGTGCCCGGCGCGCCAAAGACAGAGCATGTGCTGGAATTCAAGACCCACAGTCTCAAGTCGTTCAACGACCTAGAAAAGCATGGCGTGGCAAAGAGTAAGCCCATGCATTACACACAATGCCAAGTCTACATGCATGGCACCGACCTGAAACGCGCCCTGTACGTTGCCATCTGCAAAGACGACGACCGGATCTACACCGAGCGCTTGGAGTACGACAAAGACCATGCGGTGAAGGCTATCGACAAGGGCCAGCGGCTGGCGCTGACTGACCGCTTGCCACCACCTATCAGCACTGATCCGACATGGTTTGAATGCAAGATGTGTCCGGGCCACGACTTCTGTCACGGCAGCAAGACCACCAAGCAAGTCAATTGCCGTACCTGCGCCCACATCACGCCATTGTCTGACAGTACATGGCATTGTGCGAGGTGGGACGATGTTGTACCGACTGAGGCACAGCATCTGGGATGCGAGAACCATGTACTGCATCCCGACCTTGTGCCTTGGAAACAACTTAATGGTCCAAGTGACTGGGTTGCAGTTTATGAGATTGAAGGCAAGCCGGTGCTGAACGGCAAGCCAAGTGAGGGGGTGTATGGTAGCAAAGAACTGTTGGCTAACCCTGCGGCTTGTGCCGAGGGCGATCCGCTGTTGATGGGGATGCGGAAGGAATGGGATGGTCGGATATGCTGAGAGAGTACCAACAACGCACCATAGACCAGCTTTACGCCTGGTTTGAAGCAGGCAACACCGGCAACCCTTGCTTGGTGCTGCCCACCGGTTCCGGCAAGTCTCACATCATTGCCGCACTGTGCAAAGATGCGCTGCAATCGTGGCCTGAAACGCGCATTTTGATGCTCACCCATGTCCGCGAATTGATCAGCCAGAACGCTGAAAAAATGCGCCAGCACTGGCCCAATGCGCCAATGGGAATCTACAGCGCCGGGCTGGGCCGCAAGGAATTGGGGGAGCCCATCACGTTTGCAGGCATCCAGTCGGTGCGGAGCAAGGCGCGGCAGATAGGGCATGTTGACTTAGTGATCATTGATGAATGCCACCTGGTGAGCCACAAAGACGAGGGAGGCTACCGGACATTGCTTAATGACCTGCGGGTCATTAACCAGAACCTGCGGGTGATCGGGTTGACCGCCAGTCCGTACCGCCTGGGTCACGGCTACATTACCGACGATCCAGCCATCTTTGATGCTCTGATTGAGCCGGTAAGCATCGAGGAACTGATCTTCAAAGGGTTTTTGTGCAACCTGCGGAGCAAGCTGACCACCACCAAGTTGGAAGTTGACGGTGTGCATAAGCGGGGCGGGGAATACATTGAATCAGAGCTGCAAGCTGCGGTGGACACCGACGACAAGAATTCCAAGGTCGTGGCCGAAATCATCAAGCTGGGGGCCGAGCGCCGATCGTGGTTAGTTTTTTGTGCTGGTGTGGCCCATGCGAACCATGTCAAGGATGCGATGGTGGCGCAAGGTATCGTGGCCGAGTGCGTGACCGGCGAAACACCGAGCGCAGATCGCGACCGTATGCTGACTGAATTCAAGTTAGGCAAGATCCGGGCGCTTACCAATGCCAATGTACTGACAACTGGTTTCGACGCGCCAGGCATTGATCTGGTGGCTATGCTGCGCCCTACGATGTCACCCGGCCTGTACGTGCAAATGGCCGGGCGTGGCTTGCGGATCGCGCCGGGTAAGGTTGATTGTCTAGTGTTGGATTTTGCGGGCGTGGTGGAACAGCATGGGCCAATCACCGCCGTTCGAGCGCCACCGAAAAAGGGTGACAAGGTAGGCGAAGCGCCGGTGAAGGTCTGCGACAACTGCCAGGAGATATGCGCCCTATCGGTTCGGGTTTGTCCGGCCTGCGGGGCCGAGTTTCCCGAGCCGGAGCGCCCACCGCTGAAACTGAGCAACCTAGACATTATGGGCGTGGAGGGCATTGACATGGATGTGAGCGCTTGGACCTGGCGTAAACATATCAGCCGCGCCAGTGGCCGAGAAATGCTCTCCCTGACGTACTACGGGGGGTTGTCCGATATCCCGGTAACCGAATACCTGGCCGTCACCCATGATGGGTATGCGGGGGAGAAAAGCCGCCGATTACTAGCCGACATTGCTCATAAATCGGGCGTGGCATTGGACTATGGCATGGCCGACCTGCATGAGATGGCGCAGGAGCTCACCGGGGGCAAGCCGCCATCACTTATAGAGTTTCGCCGTGAAGGTAAATTTTTCACCATCATCAACAGGAGCTGGACACCATGAGCAGACACCCGGAACCCGCTATCGTCACCCACTACCGCGCCACACTCAGGGCCGAGCCACCAAGGGTTTGCCATACGTGTGATCACTACACCGAGCAAGGGTTGTGCGCGGAATTCAATGCCGAGCCACCGCCTGAGTTCGCATCGGAGCCGGGAGGGTGCGCGCTGTGGGTGGAAGAAATTCCTTTTTAGTATGGAGTCCGAACACCTCCAGCAAGTGCGCCTGGTTAGTTGGTTCCGGCGCCAGTGGCCCAATGTCCGGATCTTTGCCGTGCCCAATGGAGGGGGCAGGAGCATGGCTCAGGGGGCATCGTTGAAAGCTGAAGGTGTGCAAGCTGGCGTACCGGATTTATTCGTTCCTGCGTGGCTTCTATGGGTGGAAATGAAACGCGAATCGGGTGGTGTGGTGTCGCCAGTGCAAAGAGACTGGATAGACTATTTAGAGGGTATCGGCCACCGGGTGATTGTGGGCCGCGGGTTTGAGGATGCCAAACGTCAAATTTTGGACGTTAAAAAACC